GAGTAGTTCATCCCCTTGTCCTTCTTCGTAGCAGATCCGAATCCGCCGCCGACGTGAGTCCGCAGCCATTTCTGAACGGTGATTTTCGTGCCATCGACTTTCTCGCCAGCCTCGATCCATGCCGCCTTGGCCTGGCCGATCTTCTTGACCGTCTTATCGACGTGCGCGTTTCTCTCAGAAAACGAGATGGGGCTTCGCTTGAAACGACCCTGCGTGGCCAGATCCTTGGGGACTCGGCCACGGCGGACGCGGGCTTTTGTGTGGACGCTTGCCGCTGTGCCTTGGATGCCTTGGACGTTAGCGTTGCTGATGGCCCGGTGCGCCTGCTTGGCGACGATGCCTTTAAGCATGTCTTTCGTCTTTCCGTTGATGCCGTAGGGCTGGACCTTGATCGCCATCTGCTTGGCACCGCCGCGGGCGATCTGGTTGATGCCGTCCTCGACGGTCTTGCTGGTGGCCGCCGCGAAATTCCGCAGGACTTCTTCCATCTTGCGCTGGGTGGCGCGGTCAATCTCGACCTTTGCGTTAATCATCTTGAGTCGCTGGAGTCGGTGAGCGTGAAATGGATGGCGACCGGGCCGGTGACGACCTCGGCCACGCGGTAGCTGATGCCGTCCACGGTGCAGCGTTTCTGGAGCATCCCGCGGGGGTTGGAGACGTGGCGCGGCTGCGCGGTGGCATTGGCGCTGATGTCGCTCTCCATGCCGCCGAGCGCGCCGTCGTAGGACTTGCGCTCCGAGTCCATCACGACGTTGAACGTCTGCCCGTTGCAGACCATAACAGAGGTGCCGAAGTCGGTGTCGATCTCGTCGTTACCGGCCAGTAGGAATGCGTCGATCAGGCTCATGCACTGGGCCGGGTGTCAATTTCCCGGCGGGTGGCATGGTAGGTTTCGGCTTGCGGAAGATCCGCTCGTAATGCTCCCGGAATTTCTCGCCGTCCAGCGGCCGTGGTGTGTCTCCTTTTCCTGCGCCCATGTCTTTACCCTAAGCAAAACCGCCGCCCCGGTTTCCCAGGGCGGCGGCTGTCCATGAATCCAACCAGAGAGAGTTAGGCGTTAGCGGTTTTCTTTGCCGGGGTTTTTACCTCGGGCTTGATTTTGAAACCTCTGCGGCGGGTGCGTCCGACCGTGGATTCGAGGACTTCGAGGAGTTCGTAACCTTCGCCGGCGGAGCCTTTGAAGAGTTTGCGGACTTCCAGTGTCCCACCGTCGGCAATCATTGTGCGCTTGCCGTTTTTGGTGCCGATCAATACTGCGTATGCTGCCATGTTTTTGAGGAGGAAAGCCGGGAGGTTTTACCCTCCCGGCTGGTTAGGTTAGACGGAAACGATGCGCTTGAGTCCAGCGGCGAGGCCGGTCTCGAAACCATAGACAGATTCCATGACGACGCGGCGGTTGCCGAAGTCTTCGGAATACCATTCGCGGAGACCGAGGGTGATGCCACCATCACCGACCACGCGTTCGGCGCGGTCGTATTTGTTACCTGCTTGTGGTGCCAAGTAACGGAAGGCGGCGGCGAGGCCCGATCCATCGGTGATGAAGCCGGTGAGGTTTTCACCGTTGGCCGGGATGTAGTTGGACATGATGATCTTGAAGCCGTGCAGCATCGGGATGTTGCCGCTTTGGATCGCGTTGTAGCCGTAGCCGCTGGAATCCTTGATCTCCGCCACCTTGCGGAGCGAGGTGATGTAGTCCGGGGAGAGCACCAAGTAGCGGTTGTCTGCTGCCCAGTCGGCTTCGTCAGCGACGTTGGCGAGGTCTGCGACATCGTCTTCGTCAAAGTTGGCGGCAGTGGAGGTGAGGCCAGCAGTGCCGAAGTTGGCGGCGGTGATTTTTCCAAGGATCGCCTGGAAGATCGTCTTGGCGAGCAGGTTGCCCTTGCGGACGCCGTAGCGTTCGAGGAGGAGCGCGGAGCTGTTGGCGACCTCGATGTCATCGGCGCCCATGCTCACATACTTGTGATTGTTGAGCACGATTTCCACGGCATCGGAGTCGATGTCTTGGATGGTGTAGGCACCACCGACAGACTTGTCGGCAGCGGCGTCGAGGGTGGAGGCGAGGCGAGGAACGGAAACCCGGTCCCCTTTTTGGTTCGCGCTGTCCGAGAAATCGGTGGTGAACGCGGCGAGCGGTGCGATGCCGGCGGTGAAGCCGTTGATGACGCCACGCGAGATGATGTCGTCTTGAATTCCAGTGGTGGAGTTAGCCATGATGTGAGTTAGTTAGTAGATGAGTTGATGGAGAGTTATCGGGCAGCGAGCATCGCCGCCTTGTTGTCGTCCCAGAACTTGGCGGCTGCGCGGGGGTCGCTTTGCTTCAGTTCGCTGTATTGGGCGTAAAGGGTCTTGCCGGATTCGCCGGTGTCGCCGGTGAGTTGCACCGGAGCGGGATGGCCTTGGGAGGCGAGGATCTCGGAGGCCTTGGCGGCGACCTTTTCCTCGGTGACTTCGGCGGCGGCGGTCAGCTCGCTGAGGGCTTGCACGTTTTCAGCGGCGAATGCTTGGGCGGCGTCGAGCTTGGCCTGCGCTTCTGAGAGGTCGGCTTGGAGCTGGGCGTTGACCTCTGCCAGGGGGGCGAGTTCCTCGATGCGGGCCTGGGCGGTGCCGAGGTCGGCGCGGAGGGTTTCGGACTCGGCAAGCGAGGCTTCGAGTTGTGCGACCTGGTCGTTGCCGGGGAAGAGTTTTGAGAGAATGCTCATGTTGCCCTTTTCGGCGGTGTCAAATTCAGCCTTGGCTTTTCCGTCCTTAATGACGGTGTCCACGAAGCCGTTTGCCTTCGCCTCGTCTGCGGTCATCCACGTTTCTGCAAACATGAGGTTGCGGATCTTCTTCTCATCGCCGCCAGTGCGGTCGGCATAGATGCCAGCGATCTCGGAGCTGATGCCTTCCAGCAGATCGGCGGTTTTCCGTAAGGCGCGGGCGTCTCCCATGGCGATGGTGGATGCTTCGTGAATCATGATGCGGCTGCCTGCATTCATCCGGCGTTTGTCGCCGGCCATGAGGATCACGCTGCCCATGCTGGCTGCTAGCCCGTTGACGGTGGTCGTGACTTCGACGCCGCGGGCGGAGATGCCGCGCAGCGCGGAGTAAATCCGCTGGCCCTCGAAAACACTGCCGCCTGGAGAGTTGATTTCCACCTCGACGGATTCGAGCGCGTCGTCGGCTTTGCAGACCACGTCGCCGATGCACATCTGCGCGGTGACGGCGGACGGGCCGTAGAGGCTGTCGAGTTCGTCGATGAGTTTGTCGGCGGAGTCCTTGTGGACGCCGTCATTCAGCCGGAGCTTGCCGGCGCGGTTTTCAATTTGGAGGAGTTTCATTCGGATCGGTGGGTGAGGGGGTGGAGGGTTCGTTAGGGGTCATCATGGCGAGTTCTCGCTGGTCGATGGTGATGCCGTATTTCTCGCCGACCTCGATGGCGATGGTCTGGCGCAGGGCGGCTTCCTCCGCTTTCTGGCGGATGACGTCCTTGTATTCCTTGCCCATCGCGGCGGTGATGTCGGAGGCGGATTTGAAGCCGAGCTTGTAGGCGCTCTCCAGTTCCTTCATCACGCGACCGTCGTCGATGGTGAGCTTGGGCGGGGTGGAGAATTCCCACTTCCACCAGTCGTTAGACTGCGGGAGGTCGCCGCGCTTCTGGGCCTTGGCGACGGCGTAGGAAATGATGCGCTTGGCGGCGTAGAACAGCAGGTCCTGGCGGTCCTCGATGGAGCGCTGCGCCATAGCGATCTCGGTGCGCTGGGCAGTGCCGCCGCCGGCGCCGTGGCCGTTGTAGAAAGCATACGGCCAATTCAGACCAGCATAGGCGGACTTGAGCAGGCGGTCGTGGAACTCCAAGAACGGGTTGCCGGGGCGGTTGTTGACGAGCGTCTCGATCTTGCCGCCGCTGTTGGATTTGAAATAGCGGACAGTGCCGCCGTCCAATGACTCGACGGTCATGCCCTTGTCGCCGGCGGCGTTGCCGACGAGCTGGCCGAAATTGTCATCTGGATCCGGGCCGCCGCTCTCGTTGTATTCGATGAGGGAAATCGAACTCATCTGCATCATGGCGAGGCGCTCCCACTCGGTGGACTGGATGATGTCGCGGCAGTCGTTGATGCAGTGGGTGAGGGCGGTTAGCCCGCGGCCTTGATACTGCCACTCTGGGTCGAATAAGTGGATGACGTTGGACGCAGGCAGCCACTCGGAGAGCTTGCCGTCCTTGTCGAGAAACGCGTATTCCTTCGCCTCGCCTGACGGGTAGTAGATGATGCCGTCGCTCAAGGTGCCGCCGCGCTGCGGGCCGTCGCTGAGTCCCTGCGGGTTGCCGATGCGGTGGGACGGGATGCCCTGGTATTGCGGGAAGCCGGTCTTGGTTTCTGTGAGCAGGATGAAGATCTCGCCATCCACGTCGATGGAGGACGACCAGCCGAAGAGGTTGGTTTTGAAGTCGTGCATCCCGCCGCGGGTGTCGCCGATGGGATAGAAATTTCCGGTGAGCCAGGCGGCAGCCGCGGTGCCGAACTCGGAGTCTTCGCCCGCGAACTGCGGCACGAATGCGCGGCCGACGGCATACATGCTGCGCTGGTTGACAGCGTTCTTGATCGGCCCAAAATTCAGATAGATGCGCCGGGCGTGGCTTTGAAGCGTCACGCGGTCACGCGCCGGGACAAGCTGCGAGATGTCCTTTTTCTCGATGGGTTCCCACGGCCGATGACGGTTGTCGTTCGCTGCGCGGGCGGCCTTGTAGGAAATCGTTTTACCGTATTGATCGAGAATGGCCATTGCCTAATCCCGGCGTGTCAAAACCTGCCCAGCGAGCGGGACTGCATCGGGACATAGCCGAGGTCGATCCACTCCATGGCGCGGCCGAACGCGGTGAGGGTGTCGGGGATGGATAGGCCCATGGTCTTGCCCATGCTCACGCCGTTCTTGGTAGCCTGCGTGACTGTCGCCAGCCCGCCCGGCTCCATGCTCTGGAGGATCAGGGCGCGGTGGTTGGTGCGGAGCTTGTTGGAGATCGTCGGGTCACACAGTCCCGCCCTCGCCCACTCCCGAGCCACCTGCAATGTTTTCGCGTCCATTCATGGACGGCGGGGTGTCAAACATCGAAGCCGGGGATGAGTTTGAGCATCAGCGCGGCGACGACCTGCATGGCCTCGACGTCGAAGGCGTGGTTGTTATTGCGGATCCGCACCCACCGGAACTCGGCCTGCTTGGTCTTGGCATTGACCATCTCGCGCTTAACCTCGCTGTCGATCTGTTTGAGCCAGTCCTGACTAACGTCGTCCGGGATGTGCCACGCCGCCGCTTGGCCGGTCCGGTGCGCGTGGACGATGTCCTTGATCCGGTCAGACGCCCAGTGCGCGTAACGGGCGCGGCCGACTCCCGGTGCCGCCGCATCCTGGAAACGGGTGAAGGCGCGGTGGACGACGTCGCCGTTTTGCTTTTTGAAGGCGAAGGATTTCTGACCGGAGCCGTGGAGCGCGGTCCAGTCCATGCGGGCGCAGGCGGAATAGACCTGGTCGGTGTCATACTGCGCATCAATAAAAGTGAGCTTGGGCGCGATGCCGTAGCGCAAGGCCAAATCATGCACGCCGTCGAACGTCTCGACGCGGCCATACCAGAGTAGCATCGACTCGCCGTTCGCCCGCCATGCACGGATGCCAGCCCAGAAGTGGTCGCGCTGTTTATCCACCGTCAGGAACCGCTGCGCCTCATCCTCGATCTTCTGCTTCTCGGCATACTCGCTGACGAGGTAGCCGTTGCCGATGAGCGCGGTCCGGTTGTCGGTGAGGTCTTCTTCCCATGGTTCCGCCAGCCGTTTCTGGATAAACTGCCGGAGCGGGTCGAGGTTGCCGACACGTTGCGCCGCCTTGGCTTCGAGCCATAGCAGGACGATTTCCCACAGCGGCTTGCGCCAGTTGCAGAGGACGTTGTAGTGGAAGCCGACGTGACCGGGCAGGCCCTCGGCTGCCGGGACGTAGCAGGCAGACTCGGCTAGCGCACGGCGCGGTTGCGGAGAGTCGGCGCAGGTCCAGTCGCAGTCGGCGTTGTCGCACTTGAGGTGCGCTGCCTGCGCCCGGGCTAACGTGTCCAGCGTATCGTCCTCGGGATAAACGACGTTGCACCATTTCCACGGCTGGAGGGTCTCGCACTTCGGGCAGGGAAAGCTGAACTCGCGGCGGTCGGTGTGCTGCCAGGCTTTGTCCAGCTCGTCGCCCTTGGATCCGGCTTGGGAGAGGATGAAAAATTGCCGGTTCCAGCGGTCATGAAGTCGGCCGCGTGCTTCGTTGAGCATGCCGGGGCGGTATTGCCAGGCCTCGTCGCAGAAGACGCGGCGCATGGATTTCGATTGCAGGCCGGAGAGGTTGGCGCCGGTGAGGAAGAGGGACATGTGCGGGAAGAGGATCTGCATCTTCCGCTTTTTGTGGCGGTCCTCCGGCAGCAGCGCGGCGGTGTCGGGGGTGTTCCTGATAGCGTAGTCCATCCGCGTTTCGGCCCAGTCCTTGAGATCGTCGTCGGTCTGGCCGACTAGCAGGGTGGGGCCGGGGTCCTCGGCGATGATGTATTGCAACGCCGCCTCCATGAAGGTGGTCTTGCCGGTGCCGATGGGCGCGAGGAAAACGATTTCCTTGGAGTCGGCATTCCCGACTACGTCGAGCGGGGAGCGCTGCCACGGCGCGTTTTCCACCATGTATTTCGGAGTCAGTCCGTCCTGGATGACGACGCGACCCGACGCCCACTCGGACGGCGCCAACCGCGCCGGCGGGCGGCAGCTCCGGCGGAAGATCCCGAGGAGTGAATCAAGCTGAGTCATCCGCCTCCCAGATTTTCGAGGATTCATCAGACAGCATCGCCATCACCTCATCGACCTTGCCGCGGATGATCCGCTGCATCGTCGGCGGGTCGGCTCCTTCGAGCTGGGGCGGCAGGTCCGCTTCCATCCGCAGGATCGCCGCCTTCACCGCCGCCGCGATCCGCACCAGGGCGGTGTCCACCGTCGCCTTGGAAACGTATTTCCCCGCCGCCTCCCGCAGCTTGTAGGCGTTGAGCAGTCCGTCGATCTGCGTCTTGACCGTCTGCGCCTGGTGCTTGTCGGTGACGGTCGAGAGTTGCCGGATGATCGCCTCGATATCGATGCTCGTGGGGTCGTCTTGCTGAGGTGAGCTGACGGGCTTGGCGACGACGGGTAGCCATTCGGGTTTGAGCGTCGGCGGCAGGTTTCGCA